GAGGATGGGTCAGAGGGTGCAGATGGGCGAGTGTAGGGAGGGACGGTGGCTGTTCTACAAAGTCTGTGAGGTTCTGTTAGGAATGGAGGCAAAGGTAGTCGATGACTGCATGGCTGTAGAGGTGGTTCGTTTTGTCGGCTGGGTGCTTGGTAGGGTTAAGAAGATTAACGAGTTGTTCGACAAAGCGAAGAGCAAGCCGAGCGATGAAGAGCTAAGGGCTGGGATAAACAACCTAAAGTTTGGCATCTTCGGCTTAATAGATTGGTATGCTCTAAGAATGGGTATCACAGACCATGAAGAGGTTACTAATGTACCATGGGGGCGCGTGTATAAATGTCTCGATATGGACACGAGGTCAAACGAGTTCAAAAGGAATTTACAAAAGGTGTACGAAAATGAGTATAGAAAGTAAGATAAGAGAGATTGCAGAAGAGAAGTTCGCGGAGTTCAGTTATGTCTTCGAGGATTGGAATGGAGCAGCAGAAAAGATAGACAGAGTAACTTTACCTGCTATTGTGTGCGTGCTACCTACAGGGGGTGCTTTTAACTTTAGCCGTGGTCGTGTTAAAGATAAGGAAGATTGCATGATAGCCTTTGTCGATAAGGTCTCTCGGGACGCTAACGGAGAGGATAACGAGGAGGTTTATAGCCGCATGAAGGAGAAAGCTATAAAGTTCGTCATGGCTCTGAATGAAAGTAGATATTTTGAGCCGATAGATGGGAGCGTAAGATATACAACGATATTAGAGAGTGCAAGCGCATACTTTACAGGGGTATTCGTGGAACTTACTCTGAAAGAATTAGAGGGGGGTTGCTTATGTTAAAAGGGGCAGTAAGTATCGTTCTTTCGGAAGAGTTAGAGGCGTTAAGGAGGAGGATAATAACCCAGCACTTGGAAGCAGGACAGAAAGCAAGTGGGAGAACTGCGGCAAGTCTAAGAGTGGAAACTACAGAGAGTGAGGGTACGTTATATGGTCGTAGTCCGTTCGGGACGTTGGAAACAGGACGAAAGGCAGGAAAAGTGCCTTATGGGTTTCGGAGTATTATTCTTAGATGGATGTCGGACAAAGGGATAGAGGCAAAGCCTATCCCATATAAGACGAATAGGGAGCATAAATATACGCCACAGGAAAGGGGCAACCTTTCTCTTGCGTATCTAATAGCAAGAAAGATTAAGAGAGAGGGTACGAGTTTATATCGGAAAGGAGGCAGGGCTGATATATACTCAAATGTGATACCAGAGGCTACTGCAAGGATAAGGGAGCGCATCACGGAGCTTGTTAAATTAGATATAGACAATATTAAACTTAATAATGTAGACGTATGAGAAAGATAACTAAAGGAGGCACTACGATAACATGTCCTGATGAGGTAGGGTTTGCGTTTAACCCTTGCCTTATAACTGCCTCGGGGGAAGGATTGGAAGCCGTTAAGGTGATAGTATCGAGCGGAAAAGAGATTAAAGGTGGCATTATACTTGTAAACGCTATTAAAGGTACTTGTTACTGCGATATAAGAGAGTATGTGCAGGCGTTCTTTAGCGAGGTAACGTTTGACAAGGTTGATTATGACAAGGACAGCAAATCAACGTTAGGACTGCTGATTAATATTAAGTTTAAAGCGTTTTATAAAAATGAAGACATGTCGGAGCTTTTTGATATTGATACTTTCTTCGTGTGGGGAGCAATGAAAATGGGAGGTCAGGAGATTTATAACGGTAGGCGCACACTGACATGGTTTCGAGGTTTTCCTTTCACGGTAGGTATATACGCTGAAGAGGGCGGGTCTATAATGATAAGCAAGGACGGTGTAAAGGAAAGGGTTATAAATATACCAGAGCAAGGCGTATGGAATATTCCTATAAAAAGCAAGGAGGACGATGCAGGGAAGTATTACTCGATAATTGATTGTTCGGGGGCGTGTGCGGAGTTTGTTTTTGACGCCACCTTTGATATGACGTTCCGAAAGCGTAAAGGCTTAGAAGGAGATAACACAAATGTAGAGAAAGTACGCATAAATATTGTAGATGGCTATGATGAGGGATATTATCTTAGGTGGATAGATAGGCATGGGTTCTACAATTACTACTTATTCAAAGGTGGTGATGAGAGTAGGAAGATAACAGAGAAAGGTGTATTTGTCCGAAACAATCTAATGGCTTACGATATGAGCTATGGACGAATGGGACACGCTGGGAGGCAGTCGCAGATGGGAAGAAGAGATACAATATCCGTGTGTGCGCCGTTGGTAGATAGTGAAACATGGGATATGCTCTTTGATGTTACTACAAGTCCGTGTGTAGATTTATTCGCTGGGTATAAAGAGGAGGGTGTTCCCTGCTGGATACCTATCACTATCGTTCCGGGTTCTTACACTAAGCAGAGAGCGGCTCTGCAGGACTTTATGTGTAATATTGTGATGCCGGAAGTATCGGTGCAAAAATTATAAGGAAGAGAGGAATGAAAAACGAAAGATTATACGTAGATAATGAGTTGGTTGATATTGACGAATTGACGAAAATAACGTTGAATTTTAAGAGCAATTTGTTCCGTGATGTATCGAGATTGACTTCTAACAACACTTATACGATAAAGCTGCCGAAGACGGTAAGAAATCAAAAGATACTGAAGCATACGGACTTAGTGCAATCAAGTAGTTCATTTCCTTATACGATGCACAAGGTGCGTTATTTCCGCAATGGAATAGAGGTCATCAAGGACGGACGCCTAACGGTTCTACAGGCAACAGAGGACGCTATAGAGGCGTGCATTGTTTGGGGACTATTCTCTAACTTCAGCGACTTGATGAGAGCTGGCACTACTCTTAATCAATTGAAAAGTAATGATAGGATTCTGTATAAGGATAGCAACGAGGTTGTCAGCTATGAAGATGCGGTGAAGGCTAATTATTTCTACGCCTATTACGATGTATGGACTCACGAGAAGAAAGTTGTTGAAGCATGGGAAGAGGGAGACCGTATGATTTATCCTTTAGACGGGAGAGTAGAACGGAGGAAGAATAATTTCGGTGGACATCGTGGAGGAGATGAGGGGGTTTCAAATCTTCACCCGGTGGTAAAGGCTTCGTTTATCTTGGATTTGATAAAGAAGAATACGGGAATTAATTTTTCGTTCTGTGCCGATGCGCAAAGGTATATTGATACATTAATCGTTCCGCTTATTAACAAGAAGAGTAATGAGCTAACATTTGATAGGAAGTTTAAAGCAGAATTACTGCCAACCACAAGTACGGGAGGTATATCGTTGAAGGCAAGAGAAGAGAGCGTTTTATTCGACATTTCTGATGATAATGCAACCGTAATAGAAGCAAAGAGTGAAGCAAAAGTAATTATAGACGTTAAGGGTACATGGGAATTTGATATTACAGGCATGCTATCAGAAGGGTCCGGCACTCCGTGGGCACCCGGGGATTATTATAATTTCATCTTATATTATATCAAGGTGATTATAACAAGAAAAGATGATAAGGACAAGGACAAAGATGAGACATTTGTCTTAGGCTCTGATAGAGGCTTTAACTTGGAAAGAGTTCCGTCGGGGTATCAAGGTGTTTTTCGATATGAAATTTACGGTCATGGAGGAGTAGAGGTTAAAGAAGGAGATACTATCAAATTTGAATGGTGCCATGACAGACCTCTAAGAGAAGCGGCATTTCTCGGGGGGACGATAGAGGCTACTATATCAAGCAAGGAAGAAGTTCCAAGCGGAGGTTATTTCCCTATTGCGAATAATTTACCGAAGATAAAGGTTATTGACTTTATCAAGTTTTTATCGGTTATAACAGGCACGTTCCCCCTGCAGATAGCGGAAGAGAATAAGATTAGTTTTGAGCCGTTATCTCAAGTGTGGGAGAATAGAGAAGAAGCTAAGGATTGGACGGAGAAAGTAATAGCGCAAAGCGATGAGAATAAGCCTAAAAGGATTGATTTTAAGATAAGTGATTATGCGCAACATAATCTCTACAAGTGGAAAGCAGATAACACGGTAGGTTCTTATGACGGTGACTTGGAGATAGATAACGAAACGTTGGACGCAAAAAGGGTTGTGTACGAGTTTCCGTTTGCCGCCACTGATGGTAATAACGTTCCTATGTACACTGCACCGAAAGAGGGAAAGGAAGAGGATAAGCCCTCGTATAAGGCTTGCAAGGATAGAATCTTGAGGCTTGAGAAAGGGGAAAACGGTAAAGCTGTAGCGGTCTTCGATATAAATATGCAGGACATCTTGAGAGAAAAGTATAGGCATATAGGGGAAAGTTTGCAGAGGGTAAAAGTAATAACAGAGAAGATACGTATAAGTGATATAGAGCTATTAGATTATGACGAGACAAAGCCAATATACTTGGCGCAATATGGTAATTATTATGCTATCACAGAGATAAAGGCAGACGAGGCAGGGTTTGCCGAAGTAACAATGTTTCAACTATATTAACGATATTAAGATATGAGTACAGAGGAAGAGAAGATATTGAATATCAAGGTAAAGTACGAGGACGCGATATATGGCATTCTAAGGTACAAGGAAAAGGTGCAGGAGTTGTCGAAAGCCGAGAAGAAATTACAAGAAGACTTCAAGGACGGTAAGATAACATACGATGAGTATGCAACTACGGTAACAGCTCTTGGCGAACAGACAAAGGACTACAAGAGTACTATCAGAGAGCTTTCTAAGGAGGTGCAGAACAACATAAAGACAGAAAAGGAACAAGATGGGTCATTGAGAGCTTTGAGAGCAGAGCTAAGCAATGCTACAAAGGCGTATGACAGCCTCTCAAAAGCTGAACGTAATGGAGCAAAAGGAGAAGCACTAAAGGAGCATATAAATAAAATCACGGATACATTAAAGGACGCGGAGGAAGAGACACAGAGATTTTACCGCAATGTGGGTAACTACGAGGAAAGCATAAAGTCCGCGCTGGGGGTTAATTCCAACTTTGCCAATTCTATAATTAATATGTCGAAGAACGGCAAAGGGTTTTCTGGCGTCCTCAAAGGAGTGAAGAAAGATGTTAAGGCTTTCGGTTCAACACTTATGGGTTTCATGACAAATCCTGTATTCCTTTCGTTAGCAGGTATTGCAGGAGCTGGCATGGCTTTTAAATGGTTCTTTGATTACAACAAAGGGATAGAAGAAAGCACGAAGCTAACAAAGGAATTCTTAGGATTGACAGGCGATAATCTAAAGGCTGTACGAAGTGAGATACAGGCAACGGCAGATACGTATGGCAAGGACTACAAGGAGACGTTAGAGGCAGTAGATGTATTAACGTCGCAATATGGATATGACACAAAGGAGGCACTGAAGATTATCAATGACGGTTTCCAGAGTGGTGCAGACCTTAACGGTGATATGATAGCTAAGATAAAGCAGTACGCACCTGCTTTCCATGATGCGAACATATCGGGCAAGGAGCTGGTGGCTACTATTCAGCAGACGAGGAGCGGTATCTTCAGCGATAGCGGTATGGCACTTATACAAATGGGTAGCAAGAAGATTAGAGAGATGAGCTCAAGCACGGCATCGGCGTTAGATTCTATAGGCATAAGTTCCAAGAAGGTGCAAGCCGATTTAGAAAGTGGGAGTAAATCTACCTATGATGTTATTAAGATGATTAGCACGCGGTTGAAGGAGTTGCCGCAGAACTCGCAGGCTGTGGGTGCTGTCCTTAAAGATGTATTCGGCAAGCAGGGTGCAAGTGCCGGCTTGAAGATGATAGAGCAGCTCGATACAATGAATACTGACCTCGACAAGCTAAAGGGTACTACAGGAGAGTATGGCGAGAAGATGAACGAACAGAGGAAAGCTAACGAGGAACTTAATAGGGTCTTAGCTGCTATGTTCGATATGAGCGACAAGGGATTTGGCGAAATGCTTATATCGGTAAAGACGCTAACGATACAAGGTATTACCAATCTGTTGAAAGGGGTGATAAATGTTATTAATTACTTCATAGACATGTACAACGAGAGTAAGGTTGTGAGAGCAGGAGTGCAGGCTATTGTTGTGAACTTCAAAAACCTATGGAGTACGGTCAAGCTGGTGTTTAATCTGATTGTCGATGCTGTGAAGGGAGCAGGAAGGAATCTAAAGGGGTTGGCTGATATTGTAGAGGGTATCGTTACTTTCTCTTTTGATAAGATTAAGAGCGGTTTCAGTCAGATAATGAATGGCTATGCAAAGACGGTCAAGGAAAGCTGGAAAGATATTAAGAACTTTGCAAAGGAAGGCGCTACGAACACGATGGATGCCATTAACAGTGTTATTAAGAACAAGAAAGTAGCACATATCGAGATACCTGTCGCAGTAGCAGGAGGGGCTGATACAAGCGGTGAGAGCGGCTCAAATGGCAAAGGTGGGATAACTACTAAGAAGAAAAAGAAGAAAAAGAAGAAAGGTAAAAAAGACAAAAATAAGATTAGCGCCGAGGAGATGGCAAAGAAAGAAGAGGCGGAGATAAGGAAAGCCGAGGACTTGTTGGCTCAATTAGTGGAGCAGACAGCAGAGCAGAGACGGAAGCAAATTGAGGTGCAGTATAATAGGCAGATAGAGGATTTGCGTAAGAGGTTGGAAACCGAGAAGGGCTTGACGGTGAATGCTAAGAAGGCTATCATGGCACAGATAATTACAACGGAAAAGATAAAGGCAAAGAAGCTGTCGGAGTTTGATTTAACGATTAAAGATGAGACAATAAAGAGAGAGCAGGAATATCTACAGAATATGCTGGCAAGCGTAGAGAAAGGGTCTAAAGAAGAGTACCAGCTAAAGATAAAGGCTATCAATGACGCTTATCAGCTGGAACTTGATGCGGCACAGAAAAGAGTAATGAGCGAAGAGGAACGGAATAGGCTAATTACGTCTATAAATGCTAAGTTCTACGAGCAGGAGGAGCAGGCTTATAAAGATTATCACAATAAGTTACAGGAGGAGCAGGAAAAAGCTATAAAGAACCGTTTCGAGGCTAAGATATTAGAAACTAAGATAGGGAGCAATGGCTCTGATGAGCTTGGGGTACTACAGCTGCAGATGGAAGAGAAGCAGGCGCTATTAGAAGCTGCGCAACAGAAAGAGGGGGAAACGATAGAAGCCTTTAATTTGCGCAAGCTGCAATTAGAAGAAGACTATCAACAATCTAAGAAGGCAGTAGCAGATAAAGAGATAGATATAGAGAAAGGGAAGTATATGGCTATATCAGGAATGATAGGGGCTACGGCGCAGATAGCAGAGGCATTCGGAGAGCAAAACGAAGATATGGCGAGGGCATCTAAGGTTCTTGCGTTGGCAGAAATTGCTATTAATACAGGTGTTGCGCTGGCGAGTGGTGTAAGGCAGGCACAAAGTGTACCATATCCGGGTAACCTCATAGCAATAGCGACAACGGTAGCTACGGTACTTGCTAATGTAGCCTCAGCGGTGAAAATGGTCAAGTCGGCTAAGTTTGCAAGCGGTGGTCTGGTTACAGGCTCGGGGAGTGAGACAAGCGACAGCATACCTGCAAGACTTTCTAATGGGGAGAGCGTCTTAACGGCTTCAGCGACGAGAATGTTTGCCCCTGCCCTATCGGCATTTAATCAGATAGGAGGAGGAGTGCCTATCATGCTGCCTGCTGGTGGAGGCGCACAGATTGGGGAAGAGTTCTTAGCGAGAGCAGTAGCAAAGGGAATGGCTATGGCGCCAAGACCTGTCGTGAGCGTGGAAGAGATAAATAATACTGCTAAGAGAGTGGAAACTATAGAAAGGATAGGAGCGATAAAGTAATATGAAGCAATATGATTTACTTCGAGCAGCGGAAAGTATATTAACCATTTTAACTGCAAATAATATAGATGCAAAGGATGTAAAGTATCTAAGATTATACAAGGACTTTGTGCGATTGAAAATGGAAGGACATAAGATAGGATATGCCGTGTACTATCTTAGCCAGCAGTACGAGTGCAGCGAGGCTACCGTATATAGAGTGATTAAGAGAATGGGAAAGAATATTAGATAAAAATTTTCATACTTTTATTTGGTTTACCTTTTTATTGACAAGGTATTCTGTCTGTGAAGATAGGGTACCTTTTTTTTTGTCGCAAGGAATGAGAGTGAGAAGATGATAATTATAAATATATTCTTAATTATTATAAAGTAAATTTGCGTATAAAATAACTATTAACATGGCAGTACTTAAAATTTATAACGATATTCAAACGGAAAACGAAAAGAGCATTTGTAAGTATTGGGGGGACGTTGAAGGTGTTTGCTTTAAAGACGTAGACGAGTTCTGCGAAAGCATACCCGAAGACGATAATACTATAGATATTCGTTTACATTGCGATGGTGGTTCTGTGGTTGAAGGCTGGGGCATTTACGATAGGCTCCGCGCAACAGGAAAGGAGATAACTTGCACGGTCGAGGGCAATGCAGCGTCTATGGCTACGGTTATTATGATGTCAGCCCCTAAAGAAAGGAGGAAGGCTTACAAGAACGCGTTAATATGTGTGCATAATCCGTGGGTATCTGCCTATGCTCTCGGGGACGTGCTGACGTCATCAGAATTGGAGAAGGCAGCGAACGACTTGAAGGAGATGCAGGAGAAAATGCTTGACTTGTACGTGGAGCGTTGCGAGTGTAACAGGGAGGAGATGCAGGCATTAATGGACGAAGACAAGTACATAGGGGTCGAAAAAGCTAAAGAATTAGGATTGATAGGAGAGATAATTGCCCCTGCTTCAGCCAAGAAGCAAGGGAAGGTATTTAACAACAAAAATAATAAGAAAATGGCAAAAGGAAAAGAAGAGAAAGTAGAGGTAAAAGCCTCTTTGCTTGACCGTGCGTTGGCAAGGCTCGGGCTAAAGAACATTGACGAGCTGGCAAAGGGTATGGATTTATCAACAAGTGATGGTCAGACGCTGACCGTAGAGCGAGAAAGTGGAGAGCCACAGATTGGGGACAAGGCAAGCCCTGATGGCACGTTCGTTATGCCAGACGGTAAGACTATCGTTGTGAAAGATGGTGTTATCACCGATATTCAGACGACAGAATCTAAAGACAAGAAAGACGACGAAAAGGGAGAAGACGGCTCGGAGTTAGAAAAGCGTGTAGCAGAGTTAGAGGAAGAGGTAAAGGAGCTTCAAGAGAAGTTAGAAAGCTCGGAGAATGCTCGTAAGCAGGCAGAGGCTATGGCTAAGACAAAAGATGATTTGCGAATCCTTAACGCTGTGAAGATAGCAGGAGGAGAAAAGGCGTTAGCTAAGATTTCCTCAAGTTATAAGCCTACACCTCGCAAGATAGAAGGTGCTAACGCAAGCAGAAAGGCAGAAGAGCAAGGGGTAGAATCTCCGATGCGAAGAGAGATTGAAGCACGTAGAAACGGAACTTACAAGAATAAGAAGTAAAAAGAAGGAGAAAGGAAAATGACAAAATTTTTAGAAAACATTTCGGTGAATCCTGCGGACGTTAAAGACCTTAAAGAGGTTATTCCGTTGAGCATTGACCAAGACGAGGAATTTCAGCGTTTCACCCATCTTATGAAGGTGAAGAATGGCGACCCTGTTGCTTTTCTTGGTGATATGGACGATGTCGGTATTAAAGGAAGTGGCTGCGACCCTAAGTATCAAGATGTAGGTATTGCGAACTCGCAGAAGCGTTGGGCGTTGGGAGATTGGCAGATACCTATTAAGATTTGCTACGAAAGTCTAAGGGGAACTATAGCAGAGTACACATTGAAGACAGGTACACCTGTAGGTGATTTGACAAGCACCGAGTTTATGAGTTATATCATTCGTCCTGCTTTAGAGCGTCAGATGAAAAGAATGATATGGCGGTTTGGTTGGTTCGGTGATTCTGAAGCGAAAGGAGTTGATAACGGTGGGACACTTACTAATGGTACTAAGACAGAGTTATTCACTACTTGTGATGGTTTGTTTAAGCGTATCTTCGCACAATGTGCTAAGAACGAGAAACAGCTTACAGGCATAGAGGCTAACAAGAAGACAACATTCGCAGAGCAGAAAAAGGCTATACTTGGTAAAGGCGTAGCTACAGGTATTCTTGACAATCTACTTATGGACGCAGATAGTCGTGTATCTGCCGATAGCGGTGCTGTTGTATTGCTTACAAAGGGGTTAGCGGATGCGCTTACATACGATATTAAGAAATGCTACACACAGATTATGCCATGGGAGACGGTCTTCGATGGTCTTGATGTGGCTACTTATAACGGTGTAACATTGGCACGTGTGTCTATATGGGACAGAATGATAATGGCTTACGAGAATACAGGTACTATGTTAAACAAGCCATATCGTGCCGTATATGCTAATATTAATCAGTTGCAGGTTGGTACTGATTCAGATGGTTTAATCTCTGACCTCGATATATGGTTTGACAAGAAAGAGCGTAGAAATTACATATATTCTACAGGTCGCATCGGTACACAGATATTGGAAGATGATATGTTCCAAGCAGCATTCTAATAATAGGAGATAAGATTATGGCAGGAATTTGTGATAGTATAATAAGTAAGGGCATTGAGCAGAATTGCGCAAGCCCTATAGTGAAAGGATTAGAAGCCGATGCGATTATCTGTAACCGCTCGGACGTGGACTTCTCGAAGAGTGTTTTTGACGAAAATTGCAAGAACATATTGAAGACTCTCATCTTAAAGAGCAAGAAGAAAGGTTACCCTGTAGTGCAGCAGGGAAGCAAGCCCTTTAGTGGGACAAAGATTTCATTAGCTACAGGGACATATAGGAATACGTTCACTAACGAGATTTCTATTGCCGTGCTTGATAATGGTCCAGACGTGGCGCAGGACATCATTGACGGTCTTGCTAACGGTTCTTTCGTTCTTATTACTAAGAATGTGCATAAAGGAGAAGGAGGTAAGGCAGAGTTCCAAGTATATGGATATTACCAAGGCTTGCGTGCTACGGCTATAGAAAGTGATAAGTATAGTGAAGATACAGACGGAGGCTGGTTGGTAACCTTACAGGAGACGAGTGCGCCTAAGTCTGCGTTGTTCTACTTCAACACAGATTCTAAGACTACGGAAGCGCAGTTTAAGAGTTTATTAACAGAAGCTGGATAGTGATAATATGGAGCTGGCAGAGGCAAAGAAGATAATAGAAGAGCTAAGAGGACGCTTTAATGCTCCTTTTGGCTCCTCTGATAAATCTACTATAGAAAACCTTTATTACGAAGTGTTAGGAAAGGATTTCGTACCGACGTCATGTCAGCAATGTTATCATGATGGGCTTATAGAGATTTATCATTACATAAAGAAATACGGAAAAATGGCAGAAAAACTTAATTATAGATTAAAAGCTGGAGCTATAATCAATTGCACAACCTTTATGGGCGGCAGAGTATTTACGAACGACAATCTTACAGATGAGATTGCAGAGAATTATCTAAAGGAGTTTCCTAACAACGTAGACTTATTCCAGAAAGTCCCAGAAAAGGACGGAGAGGAAGAAGATAAAGACAAGGAGTAACGAGAATCACAAGAAGAAGGGTAATTAGAAGATGAATGTAAAAACTACTAAGAAGCCACAGAAGCGAGTAGATGTTAATTATGAGCAGCGGTTCAAGATGCAGAGGTATGGTAGTGATAACCTCTATCCGCAGAATGTAGTGGATATTACTAATGCCTCGGGGACTGCTAAGTTGTGCCTATCTCGTTACGAAAAGTTTGTCGAGGGGTACGGTTTCAACGATGAGGCTTTATCGGAGTGGGTCGTAAACAGAGATAACATAACGATGGACGACCTTCTGAAGAGCGTAGCAGGGGACATCACGCGTTTCAATGGCTTTGCCCTTCATGTCAATTATAATGTCTTAGGGCAGGTAACGGAGGTTAATCACCAGCCCTTTGAACAATGTAGATTAGAAGAAACAGACGATGCGGGGGTAGTTGCACATATCCTTACGCATATTGATTGGAAAGGAGAGAAGACGAAGAACGGCAAAAGGCAGCTGGTCGAAGAAAGGAATATTGATAGATTCCCAGTGTTCAACCCCGACCCTACGGTAGTAATGAGGGAGATAGAAAATGCGGGGGGGATAGAGAATTATAAAGGGCAAATCCTATGGCTTTCTATAGCTGGGAAATACCAATACCCTACCCCTATCTATGATGCTGTTATAACGGAGATTTCTACTGACGAGGGGCTGGGAAATATCAAGTATAGAAATGCACGGAATAATTTTCTCGTGGCTTGCATGCTGGTTACGAAGAAAGGATTACCTCGTATCGATGAGAATGGGAATGAGGTCGAACAAAAGATGATTTCCGATGAGGATATGCGGCAATTTCAAGGCGATACACGAGGGTCGAAGATAAT